ATTAGAAACTCCATTGACAAGATATGCTCCTGATCCAGAGTTAGTAATATAGTAATCAACTGCAGGACTTGTTAAATCTAGTTTTAAGTCTAATGCAGTCTGTGTTGCAGTTGATACTGGTTTGTTAACATCAGAAGTATTATCTACATTTCCAAGTCCGACCATTGTTGATGTAATTCCTGCAACTGTGCCAGTAAAGGTTGGAGAAGCTATAGGGGCTTTAAGTCCAATGCTTGTTGATAAAGTTGCGGCGAAGTTCGGATCGTCTCCAATAGCGGCTGCTATTTCATCTAACGTATTAAGTAACGCTGGTGAAGAGTCAACAAGATTTGCTACTGCAGTTCCCACGAATGCTGTCGTTGCAACAGCTGTTGAGCTATTTCCCGCTGTCTGAGTTATAGCAGTTGTTCCAGTTGGAAGGGCTGGAGTTCCAGTAAATGTAGGCGAATCAATTGGTGCAAAATTTGCATCTGTTAAAGCTGTATTAAATTGTGCGAGTGTGCCTGTAAAAGTATTTGAACCAAAAGACATGGACTTATTTGTTATTGTCTGAGTTCCTGTTTCAGAAACACTTCCGCCTGTAGCGGCTGAAATATCAGAAGTAAATGCAACAGTTCCTGAGTTATTTGGGAATGTTATAGTTCTGTCTGCTGTAGGATCTGCAAATGTAAGGGTTGTTTCATAATCATCTGCTGTTGCGCCTTCAACTACAATTGACGATGGAATTGTTAATGTTCCAGTAAATGTTGGTGAGGCAAGTGGTGCATATGTTGTAGCGGCAGTTGAAGAAGCAAGTTTTGTATCAATCTGTGTCTGAATTGCAGATGTTACTCCATCAAGATATCCAATTTCAGTATCTGTAACATTTGTTACACGAGCCTGAATTGCTGTTGTATCTACTGATATTGCACCTGTTGTATCATTATATGATAATCCTGTGCCGAGTGCATTTCCAATTGCATCTTGTGCATTTTCATCTGTGTATGTAACTGCTCCAGTTAATGAAATTGAATTACCAGCATCATTATATGCTACTGAAATATTTGTATGTGTTCCTGCAGCTAACGCTGCAGCTACTGCATCTACTGCTTGCTCATCTACATATCCTGGAGCTGAAGCAAGACTTAATGAATTTGAAGCATCATTATATGAGACGGTAACGTTTGTATGTGTGCCTGCTGCTAAAGCTGTAGCTACAGCATCTTGTGCCCGCTCATCTGTAAAATATTTATTTGTTGAGCCTTCTGTAAGTGTATCTGTAGTTGAAGGGATATCTGATGTAAATGCTACTGTTCCATCAGCGTTTTTAAATGTAATTGTTCTATCTGCTGTAGGGTTTGTTACTGTAAGGGTTGTTTCAAATGAATTATCTGTTGAGCCTTCTACTATAATAGAGGATCCTGGAATTAAGGCATTTTTGCTATTGTCTAAACCTACAACTCCATCTACCGCCCCAATAGCAGAAATTGGTATATAGTCTCCAATATCTAAGTTGCCGTCGGGAACAATATTCATGTATGCTGTTATTTGTGTCCATGTGCTTGATCCGTTACCGAGCTTCATCTTTAAGGTATCTGTTTCAATACCAATTTCGCCTTGACGTAAGACTGGATTACTTGATACCCAATTTGCTGCGGTATCTCTTCTAAGTTGAATTCTAATTGCCATTTTTTATGCCGTCCCTCCGTCAATTATATCATTATTTGGTGCTGAAGAGTAGTCTGAACTAGCACTTCCACCATCCATTGAAACTAAATAATTACCAAATTCTACGTAATTACCATAATCTACATATTTAACAGATCCATCTCCTGCATAATGTTGATGGTCAAGTAATTCTTTTGGACCAGCAACATCATACCAGATCTCTCCGTTATAAACTTTTATTGTATTCTCAGAAGAATCAAAATAGGTTCTTCCTTGTGCTGGTGAAGCTGGTGATTCTGATAAAACTTGAAAAGTACTTGTTGAGCCACCGCCCCCAGTTAGCAAAGACCAAGTTGAACCATTAAAAATCTTTAAGGCACCCGAAGTAGTATTATAGTATATCTCTCCAGCAACAGTTCCTGTTGGATCTGCGCTTAAAGAGGGCGGGGCAATCGTGGTTTTAAATTGCTTTGCCATGACTATCCTGTAATTACTACTCTATATGCTCCTGCTGTTGGTGCGGCTGCAAATGTTAATGTTACCACGCTTGTTGATGTATGATCAACATCTACTTCAACTTCTCCATATGGAGCAGAGTTTGCATATACTGCAACTGACACATCTCTTGTTCCAAGATTGTGTGTTGCTGCAAATGTAAACGGAGAAACTTCTGTTGTTGTTATATTAGAAGACCATTTACGTGCAATTGAGTGATAGTTGGTACCATCATTTGTAAGTCCCCATGTTGTTGCGGCTTGATATGAGCCCGCTGCTTCTCTCCATAGGATTTCTGTGTCTGCAGATGTTCCACGCTCTACTCTTACGCCAGCATCGACTGTTGGAGTTCCTGTAAAGTCGGTATTAAGGTTGATTTTGTTATCAACAATGTTTACCTGAGTGGTATTTACTGAGTTAATTGTTCCAGTTACGTTTAAGTTACCGCCAACTGTAAGGTTGTTGGTAATTGTTACATCATTTGGCAAACCAATTGTAATTGCTGCAGTTTCTCCACCTGAACCTGAAACCTCAACCTCATTAGCTGTTCCAGCTACTGTTGCAATGTATGCTCCAGTTGTATCTGTTCCAAGTGCTACTGAATCTGGCTGAATGGTAGCTGCAAAGCTTACGTTGCCAAGATTTGTTACTGTTCCAGAACCTGTTACGTCTCCTGTAAGAGTAATGCTAAAATCATTTACGTCAAAATCAAGCTTTCCGTTTGGATCGTCGTATGTAACAGAAATTCCAGACTCTGTGTTTGTTGAAACCATTCCGCCAACAATGTCTTGTACTCTTTCTGCATTTAATACTACGTTACCTGATGTTACTGTAAAGTCTGTTGCGTCAAATGAGGCGACACCCTTATTGGCTGAAGTTGCATCTTCTGCGGATACTGTAATTGTGTTATTTGTTATCGCAACGTCAATTCCTTCTCCACCAGATACTGTAAGCGTGTCTGTAAGTAGGCTAACCGTGTCTGTGCCAGTGTCTCCCGCAATTGAAAGGTTGGTTGCTACGCTTACTGTTGATGCTGCAGTCAATCGACCTTGAGCATCTACTGTAAATGTAGGAATTGCTGATGCAGAACCGTAAGATCCTGCTGTTACTGCTGTGTTATCTAAATCTATTGTTGTGATGCCTGTGTTATCAACGTATGTTCTTGTTAATCCAACTCCGCCTTCAACAGATGATCCAATTATATCTTGAACAACTTCCGTCGAACCAGACATCGGCATCCATGGTCCGTCTGGTGAAGATAGTCCATTATAGTAGTACATCTTGTAATCAGATGTATCATAGTAAATCTGTCCAGTTACTGGGCTAGATGGTGCAGCACCTAAGTTCTGGATTCTAGCATTAAGAAGCTCATTCTTGTTGAGATCAACGCTAACTAAAAATTTTCTTGCCATTTGCTAACTCCCTTAAGACAGGTACGCTGTCCCTGAGAATGGTTGAGCCATTGTCAGTGTAATTGTGTTATTACTATTATAATCTATTCCTGTTTCTAAAACATCTCCTGCGCTTGATTTAATCGTAACATTTGGCTTCATGCCAAGATTATGATTAATTGCGACAGAATATACCCCATTTACTGGGCCTGTTACTTGTGTAAGCTCCCATGTGACTTCTAGAGTCATATTTAGAAGGTAGTTTGTGGTTCCCGCCCAAGTTAAATCTGTCGGTTTTGGACCATAGAACCTTGTTGTATTTTTGTCATAGTAGAAATCTCCTTCAACTCCGAAGTTTTCTGATGGGGCTCCCGTTCCATTAAGGATGCTTTTTCCTCTTGGTCCTTGTGGGCCAGGGGTTGACACTACAACTTCATTACTTGGAACCGTTACAATAATTGTTTCTACCATTAGATTGTCACCGATCTGCTAAGGGTTATAAACCCCTCTAGCAATTTAATTTTGTTTGCGTTTGAATCCGTCACCATAATGTCATATGATGATTTTGGATAGAACAATTTATTTGTTTGCGTAGGGGTCATCTTAATAGTTAATTTGCCAAGCGTAGGGGCTATTACAATTCCACCTGAAGGAGATGTTAGACTGAATGCTAATTTGCTTCCGCCTTTTGTATCACGGACCTGCATCTTTGCTGTTGAGCCTGTTAAGTCAATAGGTACTCCAGTATTGTCTTTATATTCAACAATAAATGAAAAAGTGGCATTTTGATCCACTTCGAAATTCTTTTGTCCTGCCATTTGCTAGTACTCCTAAATAGGAAAACTCCTATGCTTATTTTAGCACAGGAGCTATCCTAACAGTAACTTTTAAATTACTTTCCTACAAACCCGAATTCTTTATTTGCTGGGCTTAGAGCCTTAAGAATAACTGGAGCCACTGCGGCAAATCCACCCATCAAAAGATCTCTTGGACTGGTATTCCCAGTCATATATAGAGCAATAGCTGCTGAAAGAAATGCACGTGCATAAGTTCCAAGGGCTGCTAAAATTTGTTCTGTCATAACTACTTTCCCATCTTTGTTTAAATCTGCTTTTGCAAATTTAGTCATTTTGTCATCTCCTAACAGGACACGGTGTCCTGTGAATTTGGCTTTTACGCCAATACTATTCTACCATTAAGCTGAAATATCTACAAGCTCACAATTTCCATCTGAGCTGCAAGCAAGCGTGGCATTAGTAGAAGTGCCATCTTCTGTCTCATAAAAAGATAAGTCCTCCCAACGAATTTCGTTGGGCATCTTTGTAACAAGTGCGTCATATTCTTCTTTTGTTGCCTCCTGGTAGGGAGCTTGCTTATACGAGTGATCTGAATGCGGCAGGAACGAAATTCCAGAGACCTCATCAAAATGCTTATACACCCAAGCACCAACTTCCATCCATTCATCTTCTTTTACAGAAACTGTAATTGAAGGCTTATGCTCACACCATGCACGTTGGTAAACCAACCAAATATCCAGGTGTTCAATAGCAGTAAGATCATTTCTAACAATTGCACCCTCTGGAGCTTTTATTGGAAATGAGAATACGTATGTATCATTGGGCTTCATAACATCATCTTCTACTGGAATTCCAACTTCTTTTAAAAATGTAGAGATTGGATCTCCTTTTGCCCCGCGTACTGTACGAATGTAATATGGAGAATGCCAAGCATGCATTCCTGAAGATACCCCGACCAATTGAGATACTGTTCCTGATGGCTTTACACATGTAATAGCGGCAGACTCAGGAATCCCAATTTTCCCAGCCTCATCTTTATTCTTTGCTCTTGCTGATTCTCTCAGAGTCATCAAGAAAGCTTCTAGTGAAACAAGGTCTTCTTTGCCTGACATAAACTTGTGTCCAAATTGTCCAGTTAAAGAAACACCTAGTAGACGCTCTTCTTCTGTATTGTCTTTCCAGATCTTGCGAAGATACTTAAAGTCTGTAAGCGTTGACTGCCACGTTCCAAGGATCGTTGCAAGTTCAACTTTGCGTTCAATCTCTTTCTTTGTATCATTCTCACGTAGTACGACTTCTGAAAGGTTACAAAACTGGTAAGGACGTAGGATAATCTCTGAGCACGGGTTAGTTCCATAGTGTATATCTGGATCTCTTCTTCCATACTTGGCTGCTTGGGCTTGAGCTGCGGCCACATTGTATATACCTCGTTCTCCTGACTTTGAATCATATAGAGATTTCCATTCTGCAATAAATTGCTCCATGTCTGGCTTGCGTGAATACGCAACAGAGTTATTAGACAAAGCACGTTGTGTATTTGCTTCCCACCAGTTGCCTGACTTAGCCTGTGCCATCTCAATATCGTTAATGTTAGAAAGAGAAATCATTGCTGACCTGCGAACTCCGCCCACAACAACTACTTCACCAATCTTACACATAATGTCGTGGCATTCAATTGGCTTCAGGTTTCTTCCTGTGGCGCTTTTAAATTTTGCAATTGTAAAATCAAATAAGTTAATAAGTGGTTGTGGTCCTGATGATCTTCCACCCATGGTCTTAAGTCTTGCGCCTGCGGGCCTTACCTTAGAAACATCAATTGCTGGAATTTGTCCAGACCAAAGTAAAGCTAGCAACTCACGGTATGCTTTAGCCCAACCTTGCTTTGAGTCTTCTACGGTAATTACAGTAGTTGACTTCTCTAATGATTCTGGGACGGCAGGAAGCTTATTAATATACTTATACTCAACAGAGAATCCTACACCTGTGCCACACATAAGAATATACATTGTTTCATCAAATGAACGTGCAGAATCAACTGGAAGAAAAGCACAATTGTATCCTGCAACATTATCTCTTTCTAATGCTAGGCCTGAAGTCATAACAGAGCGCATGGAGGGCATGACATTTCGTTCGAATACACCATTTTTTAATTCCGCAACAAGCTTCTCATTTGGAATATAATTATAGTTTTCTTTTAAATGGTTTAGCATAAAACTAAAATATCTATCTACTGTCTCACCCCATGTCTCACGGCGATTATCTTCTGATATCCATCTTGCATATCTGGATAACGCAATGAAATTTTCGTACGGGTTTGCAATAGTCTTAGACATTTTATAGTACCTGTTTCTCCGCCTAGCGGTTAATTTAAATTTAGTGTGAAGATCCTATTCTACCAAAGAATGATTAAAAGGGGAAGCCCTAAGAAAATTTTTCTACTAAGTGTTCAAATGCTTTCTTGGTCAACTGATCCCAATTGTACTCTTTGTGTATTTTAGTTGACTGCGCAAAATAATATCCAAAGTAAGCATTATAATCAATAGCTACATCACGCATTAATTCTTCTAAATGTTTTGCATCTGGTTTAAACATTTTTCCAATGTATTCGTCACCAACTGATTTAGGTAAAGTCTCATCTGTAAGTTTAGATTTTAATTTAAGTGGTCCCATGTAGTCCACATAGTGAGACCAATCGTATGTTGATATAACGGGCATACCTGTTGCTAAACCTTGAAGCGGAATAAAACCAAAACCTTCTCCCCATGTAGGATATAACAAAACATGATGGCTGTGATACAAAGAAACAAGATCTGCTTCTGATAATTCATCTGTAATTAAAGTTATGTTGCTATAGGCCATCTCTGGACTCATAAAATTATTATATTGATCATACACTCTAATAGTATTAAACTTATGCGCTTTAATTGTTAAGTGATAATCTGGATTCCCGCCAAATAGTTTAATAAAAGTATCTACTGCTAGCTGTCCGTCTTTTCTTGGAGACGGTTCACCAATGTGTAAAAATTTAAGTGGTTGTCCTTCTCTAAGAACTCTACGCCTTGGTTTCCAAATATCTTCTATGCCGTGTGGGTAAACATAAATTGGTTTTGTAATACCATTGTCTTTAAATACTTTAGCGCACCAATCTGATGTTGCCCAAACTTCATCGCAATAATTAAATCTTTCAATCCAGTCTGGTCTCATTGCTGTAGACTCCCATGGAGTATATCCAATTTGATATTGTTTCCTATGTAATTTAAAATGGTGTGGTTGAGTAAAGTTTAATTGAATAGTAGATTTAGGATTAGCAAAAGATACAGCATGTCCTAAATTATTTAATGATTTAACAATATTTTTTCCTGCGTAGCCAAAGCCAACAGCGGGATCTAAGCCTGCTTGGATAGTATAATAAGAAATATTAATGTTTACCCTCTGTTAACTTTCTGGTTGACTAGCTTGACAGGCCTATCCTATCAATGTTATGATTATAGTTCGTTATCTCTAGAGGAGGAAATGCCAATGGAGAAAATAAAACAACAGGTGAGTGATCTGGCTCACAATATAGTTACAATAGTAATGATAACATTATTTTTGTTTCCTGTACAGCCAGCAAGCGCACTAATAGTAAAACCTTTAGTGAAAACTGAAGCCCAACTAAAGCAAGAAGTCTTAGATAGTTTTAGTAAAGAGATTTACAAGCCATCTGAGATGCTTACAGACAAAGAGCTAGTTCTACTACTCAAGACTGTAGGATTCGAAGGAGCAGGCCTTAAGAAAGCTTGGTCCATAGCAAAGCGTGAATCTAATGGAAGACCGCTTGCATATAACGGGGATAAGAAAACTGGAGATAGTTCCTATGGAATATTCCAGATAAACATGATTGGAGATCTCGGTCCAAAAAGACTAGAGAAATTCAACCTAAAGAGTAACAAAGAGTTATTCGACCCAGTAACTAACGCAGAGATAACGTACTACATGACTGATGGCGGCTCAGATTGGTCAAGCTGGAAGGGTATGACCCCAAAGGCTAAGGAATGGCTTACGCAATTCCCAACTGATGCAAAGAAGTAGGATAGATGCAGATACAATACGTATCTAAGTACATAGCCTTATCAGAAGAGGGCCTTGTTCCTAGACTTGAATGTCCAATGGATCAGGGTCCTCTTTTGCCTAACCAAGACGGTGAGGACAGGGTGTTTACTTATTGCCTATCTTGTGAGTATAAGAAATTCCTTGGAACAAAGGATTACGAAGATATAGTAAGGGCGGTAGAAAATGCTAGATGAATGTAAAAACGGGAAATGCACCTGCGAGCAAGAAGAAAACTTCTTTCATGTTAAAGTGATTCCGCAAAATAGTGCAAAAATAAGTGCGGCGGGAGAAGAGAGCTTTTCTTCATATGAGTTTGAAGCAACTACCCTAATAGAGAAAGACTCTATGGGACGTGAAATATTTTGGAATGATATGGGGAGGCCATAATGGAAGAAAAAGAATCTCAATCAATAGAAGATAACCTACCTATGGTGAATTATATAATGCTTCACCGTATTTATGACATGCTGACAATTATGGCAAATAAAGCAGATCCTGAGAAAACAGCTAAGATGATTGAATATCATGAACAAGGATTCCTTCTTGGACCTGCACCATCATTTACCCCACCTGATGAACCTGTCAACCAGGATGCTTGACATATAAAATAATCCATATTACAATTAAGATGTGTAGGTGATGGCGGCAACGTCTCCCTATATAATGTGTAGCAATACACTAGAAATGCCCAATCGGATCCGCCTCTGATTGGGATTTTTTCTTTTATATAGATAGCATATGGACAATACGGACATATAGTGCAATAAGTGCGAAAAAAGTGCCTCGGCGAAAGAACAGCCCATTCCCCATCTGCAACATTTTCTGGAATATCTCTTATAAGCCCTCTACGGGGGTTTTAAAGCCCTACTGGGTTATATTTGGTGGCTACGCCCATGAGACCCTTAAAAGGGCGGGAGATAAAAAACTGGGGATTTACTTATAGGATACAACAGATACTAGGGTTAATGCCAATACAGCCAGTATCATTAACATTGACCAAGAAAGGTATCTAAGTATTCTTTTAGAGGTTTTCATTATCTATATCTTCATCTAGGTCAAAATCAAATATTTCCATCTGTCCCGCCCATTTTAAAAATTTAGACAAAGCTACACCTGATAAGATTGCTGTCGCAATTAACATTATAAAAGCTGAGATCTTTTTCATATTATTATTATACCATAATCCTAGTCAACTGCAATTCTATCAGCATGATCATCACAGTAATATATCTTCTTACCATCTCTGGTTACTTTAGATGTATATGAGAGCCTATCACAGTATGTACAGAATTTCATTTTGCCTTCTTCCCGTTTTTTCTCATATATGTTCTTGCTCTATGACAGTTTGAACAAACTATCTCACACTTGGCTATTTCTTCATCCAGGCGTTTCTTAGATAACGTACTGATAAGTTCTGCCACATTTGCTTGCTTAGTTCCACGCACATGATCAAAATCCATCATGTAGTACGGATAAGATATCTTACAATCCATACATGGGTTCTTCTCTTTTAAATCTTTTAAATATTGCGCCAGATGTTCTTTTTGTTTCTTGATTGATATCTTCTCTGGAGACATAGCATAATTATATAATACTTTTTATTCGACTACAGGGTCCAAATCTTTTTTCTTCTTAGTTAGTTTATTACCTTTATAGACCTGAATAGAGTCCATGAAAGTAACTTCTCTAGATGTTACATATCCACCCTTATCATCTAGTTGAGTTCTAGCGGTTATTTCATCTGCCGCCAAGATCTGAATAATCATTTCTACCTTGTAAGTAAAACAAGATGTGTTTTCGTTTGACATATATATCCTAGTCGACTGCTTTTTAAGATTCTATTAAATGTTAATAAAATATTTTTTTAGACTTATAGCTTCTATATTTGCTTTTATCTTTTTAATGATAACTTCCAGAATTTGAGCATACAACCCCTATACCCCAATAAAGAAAAATTTATTAGGCACCCCGAAATTATCCTGTTATAAGCAAGTAATTCATCGGTTAGAGCTGTAGCTTTTATCTGAAAGTAATTGTATACTTACAACTTCCGTCATCATCGCACTTGAAGTTTAACCCCTTGATATTATCTCCGAAAACTGTCCAAGGTGTTTAGTATACCATTTGGAATTTTCGCAAGTCAATAGATCAAAGTCACTTTTGAGAAAATGTTAATATATTTTTAATTTGTATGATACACACATTTATAAATGTCCGTTTTGCCCGATACTGCGCCCATAATCCTATGACCTTGAGCGTGAGTGTGACCCTTATCACAAAAATACTTTGCAGATACTAGCGAGTAACCCCCCTAAATGTCAGTCCCCCGTGTTAGGCTTATAGTATAAGAAGTTAACAAAGAGTTAATCTTAATAAAGAAAGGAAAACAAAATGTTTTCACTAAATTACACAGTAGGCTTAGGCTCTACTACCCTCCTAGTTCCTAGCGAGGAATACGCTAACGAGTATCTAGACCTAGTTTCACAGACTAGAGTTATAGATACAGTAACTCTAACCGAGTTACCTAACTACAAGCCTAGCAAGCGTGTAGTAATCGCTACTACTAGAAGTTGGGAGTGAGGTAACTCACACTCTCCTAGTACCGCCCTACGGCGTGTCGGCTTGATAATGTCAGACCGATACGCTACAATTCCTACTATAACTACTAACGAAAGGGGTCACAAAATGACTCAACCTAAACTCTCACCTCGCTTAGAGGAGATACGCATAGCGCAACAGGCTCGCTATGCTGAACAGCGTGAAGCCTTTGCTAATCGTGAATTACTTAACACACTTAATCGTGCTAATCAAACTCTAAACAATCTATACCTACTAACGAAAGAAGAAAACTAATGACTATCACATACTCACTATGGGACGGCGCACAATTACTAGGCGTTGATTTCAAGGCTTCATCAGCAGATGAAATGAATAAGGCAGTAGCCGAACTACAAAAGGTTTCTAAAAATGTTGTAGCACATATGAGAAAGGTAGAGCAAAACTAATGCTAACCTTTCTACTAATAATCTCCACCCTAGCGTTTATAACTATACCGCTAGGAATGTATCTAACGAATGAGGGAATAATCTAATGATGACTAAATGGGATACTATCCAAGCAGATGTAGCGGACGCTTATATCTACATAGATGAAGAAGAAGCCTATAATAAGGCACTAGAAGAAGGCAACATAAGCCTTATAGATGTAAATGACTTTGATGAAGATGAACTATCTAAATCACTAACACTAGATTGGAATGACTAATGAAAATAGAATTAGATAACTTTGGATTTATGTTTAATACAGAATGGGCTTATGTATCCCTATCGTGGGAATTACTAATTGTTAGCGTTTTGCTAGGTGTTGCTTATAAGTTTTATAAAGTAAGAAAGGCTAAGTAATGACTACTAGTCGCATACTAACTACACTAGTACAAGTAGGTATTGGTATTCCCGCCCTACTTATGCTCCGCCTAGTAATTCGTGACCTAATTCACAATAAATTAAACTAGGATAACGGCGTGTCGCCTTGACAAGGGCGGCATCTGCCCCTATCTTTTGTGGGCGTTATCCACAGGCTATTAAGGATCTGTGGATAAGTGCCCTGAAAATGTGAGATTAATCACAAAAAAAGATTTCCGACACGCCCGAAAAACAGGTCAAAATGTCAGACCCCCCTGCTATAATTCCAGTATAAAGAAAAACAAGAGGTAAAGAAATCCTCTAAAGAAAGGTTAGGTCTAAAATGACTAACAGAATTTGGGAAAGTCTAAATGACTACCAAAACGAAAGTGACGCTAAGCGTCTTGGCTATGTAACTTGCTCGGCAGGTTGCGGTAGAGTAACCGCTTGGTCACTCTGCACAATGTGTGGCGGTAACTACGCTACTCACAACCTAGTTGGAAAGGCGGTTAAGTAATGACTATCTCAACAATGTGCAAAGAGCACAACCCAATGAAATCTGCTATCTCAGAAATTGGAGATGAGCAATTTACTTTCTGTCAAGATTGTGAAAATAACATTGAGCGTTACTACTATGATGGTGACCCTGAGCAACTTCCTATGTGGACAGATTGGTATGTGTCTAAATGAAATCACAATTTGAATTAGATTTAGAAATCAAAGAAAGTTTTATTGATTTACTAAATGATGTTTATCCTACTGTAAAAATTGGTTACTCTACTTTTACTCCCGCCGAAATTTTAGAATGTTGCGACCCAATCGCATTTTCTATCGGTTTAATTGAACATGAAGATTATTTAGCAGAAATGGAAAATGAATAATGGAATTTTATGGATTTGAATCTGCAATTGAATTGGATCATCTTACCGATGAGCAAATTTTACAATTAGAAAAAATATTTGAAGATTATGAATAAATAACGGCGTGTCGGCTTGACAAAAGCTGATGCGCCCACAAGGGTGCGGCGTCGGGCGTGTCGTTACTTGATCGTTATAAAATTCCCTGAAATTTACGGCGTGTCGATTTGACAGACAAAACGGACATTTGCGTGTGATGCTTATCACACGGCTTGAGCGTCTCAATATTTGGAATTACTGGCTAGTAATGTGAAAATGTCAGCGGGTTCGTGTATAATTCCATTATAACCAAACGAAAGAAGGAAAGAAATGTCAGCAAATGTCTATACTATTGAGGATTTACTTATCGGTAAAAACTATCGCTCTCGCTCAGTAGAGGGAGAAATTATCTCAGCAGAAAAGCACCCTGCTTGTGTTCACTATGACGGCGCGGAAGCGTATCTTGTAGAGGTTCGCCCTACTTATTCAACGACTAGCGGAAAATCACGCTGGTTCGGAAATAGTGTTTATCGCACTCTAGCCGTAAAGGTAGGTTAATAATAAAATGAACCTAGATGAATTCAAGGCGCATGTCTTAGCAACACGCCAAGCAAGCAAGGCGGAAGCCTTGTCAGTCCTATCTGCTACAATTACAATTCAACCAAACGAAAGGGAAAACCTAAAATGAGTAAAATGAAAGAGTATGTCGAAATTATCGCGGCAAATTGCGATGAATGCGGTGGCGCTGGATTTGTATTTTTCGGTGACGAAAATAATTACGATGTAGAGCCTTGCGAATGTATCGCAGATTTATCCGATGAATTAACAATAGATTGGGTAAATGAATAATGTATAAAATAACTTGCGCTTATGATAGCGAACCAATTCATTACATAAGAGAATACGAAAACGAATTTGGTGCATGGGAAAACTTTTTCTTATTTACCGATTGGGGATTTGCAGATGAATACTCAACAGTTAATCTTTACACGCCAACAGGCAAATGCTATACAAAATTATTTTATCGTGAAGGTAGAAGGGTCGTAGTAAAATGATGACACGCAAAGATTATGTAGCGGTTGCAGAAATTCTAAACTATGCAAGCGATAAAACGCACCCTGCTTTATTTTCTAAAATTGTAAATGATTTCGCAGAAATGTTTGCGAAAGATAATGAGAGATTTGATGTAAGCAGATTTCATAAGGCGAGTGGGTATAATGTTCCTAACTTCACTTCAAGATAAAGTAAAACGAATTCAGGAATTGCGTCGCAGTAATGCGGCGCAACCTGTTCGTAATAAAAAAAAATACACACGCAAAATAAAACATAAAAATAAATTCGATCAATAAAATTAATTTGTCGACTTTGCGCCCACAAGGGTGGCGGCGTCGGGCGTGTCGTACGAGTGTGATCAAAAACACCCTGAAAAATTTGTAAAGCTTTCGGCGTGTCGTAGATAATGTCAGTCCATTCTGCTATAATTCCAATATCTACTAACGAAAGAGGTCCATTATGGAACTATTTACTGTTGCTTGCTTGAACTATGAAATTTGTGGCGCTCAAGAAACTTTTGATAATGAATCAGAATATGAAATCTTAGGTGATGACTATATCTGTGCTGAATGCTATGCGTCTGAGGAAATGGAATTCTTCGAAACTATTGGCTGGTCCGATGCCGACGCTCTTGCGTCTGCTGGCCACGGTATGGATGAGGATTACTAATATGTCAGACCTAACCGCTATAATTGCCCCTATGAAACTAAAACGTTCTAATGATAGAAAGGTGGCTAATCTTGTCACAAAAAATGGAAAGCAAGCCGCAATTGCTAACACTTTCGGATTGCCTGCTGGTAAGGCTTACTCGTGCCCTGGTGCCACTAGTATTTGTGAGAGTGTATGCTACGCAGGAAAACTTGAAAAACTCTTCAAGAATGTAAAAATTAATCTGTTACACAATTGGGAATTGCTACGCAATGCCGACATGGATACAATGCTTATTCTATTAGATGAGATGATTGTAGAATTTATTGCTGATTGTGAAAAGAAAGACGCCCCTAAATTATTCCGTATCCACTGGGACGGAGACTTCTTCAATGATACTTATACTTATGCATGGAAAGTAATTATTGAAAATCATCCCGATGTTCAATTTTGGGTTTACACACGTGTAAAGTCTGCAGCGCTTATTCTTAAGGATGTATCTAACCTATCTCTTTATTATTCTACCGATGATGAGAATAAAGAAATTGGCCATGAACTAAAAAAGAATGAGGGAATTCGCCTTGCTTATCTAGGGAAGACATTCGCCGCAACTGAAAGCACAATGAAAGAATTGACTGGCAAGCCTGGTGCTAAATGTCCTGAGAATATGAAATCAATTCCGCTTATCTCTTCTGCTGGGTCCGCATGCGTATCATGTGGATTATGCGTCTACGGTAAAGCAGACATTCGATTTTCTGCGAGTAAAAAATAAATGGCGGATAACCTTGGAGCTCTTATTGCTATTATATTAATTACCGCTATTACTCTTCCGATTCCACTTGCCATATGGGCCGTATTTAAATCTTAACGGCGTGTTGACTTGACAAGATCAAGTTGGCCCGCAAATGTGCGGGGTTATCCACAGGGTTACGGTAGTTATCCACAACCCCTGAAAAAATGTGAGTATTATCACAAAAGCTGCGACACGCCCATAATGGATTAGGTAATGTCAGTGGCCTATGCTAAAATACTCTTATCCAACCAACGAAAGGTAACAAATGAAACTAACTCACCAAGTAAATGTAGATGTCGAGTTTAACGACAAAACTACACCCGACTATGTACTACTTGCATTAACACACATGACCGAAAAAGAATTACAAAAAATGCTTGCAGATGTATTTATTAATTCCCTATCAGAAATTGACGCATTAACTCAAATTAATGAAAACAATTCTTATGCAACAGTATCCTTCCCTTCGGTGCAAAACTAATGGGATACACAACAGCACTTGACCTTGCTAATGAATTAGATTTAGAATTAGCAATAGGCTATCACTTACAGGGTAATCATTACCCACCCGTTCCGCTTTCTATGGTGCAACCTTGCATAGATGCAATAGATGCTTTCTATGATGAGGACTATAATAAATTGATCGAAATGCCTGAAGGAGTATCTTATCGTGGAGATAAGTTTGCACCTGCATCGGCTATCATCGAACAACACCACCTAGATGCGTGGCTACCCGAAAATTGTGACTAAAGTCACAGGCTTAGGGGTTGATAAATGTCAGCCCCTAATGCTATACTACTACCCTACAAGAAAGGAAGCAAAATGACCATAGATAACAAAACCTATCAGGTTGGCGATTTATTCACCACTCTGAAATCTAAGGAAACGGGAGTAATCAAAGAGATTATTTCCAACTCATCTGGCTCGGTGAGAGTCCGTCTGGAAACAGACAACGGAGAACGCTGGACAACTGTCTTACAAGACAACCTAGCGTAATGAACGGCAGAGGGGTCGCATTGAATTGTCAGACCCCTCTGCTATACTAATCAACCAACCAACCAAACAACGAAAGAGGAAAATAAATGGCTAGAAGCAAAGCAATAAATGTAAAAATCCAAACAGTTAAAGTAATCAACGCACTAGAGGCTTCACTCGCTAAACTAGAAAAAGATTATTTAGCACAAGAAGCAAACGAAGCAAAGTTCCAAAAGGCTTACAAGGCTTGGCAGAAAGAAATCGGCAAGTGGGCTATTGCTAATTTCTCAAAGTCTGAGAACCTTCGCACAAGTTATCGCTCTTGGAACAAAACTCTCAATGTTGATTTCGACATCATCACAGAGGAAAGTTCTTTCCCAGTAGAACCTGAAAAGGATTTCGAGGTTATTCATGTTAGCACTTATCGTGAGTCTAAGAAAGAATTGTCAAACGCAATTCGTATTCTAAAGATGACAGATGAGGAAGTAGTTAGCACCAGCACCTACAATGCGGTTGCTGAGTATCTCTAAATAATCCAACGACCTGAGTATGTCGCCAAACTGCTCTCCCTTTGGGGACAACTACTAACAAAGGCAATACAATGGCAAATCGTTATCGTATAGAAATCTATGACGCAAACAAACTAAATGATGTAACTATTTATTCAGACCAAGGCGTTGATAGAGATTATCTAAATGAATTAGTTTTTTCTAATTTGCGAAAGTTTCACGGAAGAGTAAATGCTTACGTGTATGACAATGTAAAGAAGAAAAAGGTTACTGCAATGTACCTTGATGAAAGTATAACTAATAAGTTTCAAATGAATTAAAAGCTGGGGCGGGATCAATTTGAAATCCCGCCCTATCTATTTGTCGACAATGCCCCCAAAGCTGCGGGGTTATCCACAGGCTTACGGCTACCTGTGGAAAAGCCCTGGAAATTTGTGAGATTACTCACACAGCCCAATTCGGACATATTGTATCTAATCCTAGACAATGTCAGTGGGCTATGTTATACTCAGTCTAACAACCAAACGAAAGGAATAAAATGGCTCATAATCTCGAAATGGAAAACGGCGAAGTTGCATTTGCGCTTCGTGGTGCTCCTGCTTGGCACAACCTTGCCAATCGTATCTTTACTCAAGATGAGGAAGTTACAACACAATCAATGCTCAATGAGGCAAAGTTAGCGAACTGGAATGTTCGCCTATCTCCAATCAGCGAATATATCCCAGATACATTTAACGATGTATCTGAGGCTTCTCTAGTGCTACGCACTAATCCATTCAATGGCGGAACAGATGTTCTTGCTACTGTTGGAAAGCGTTACAAGCCTGTGCAGAATGAAGAGTTATTTCAATTTGCAGACGCTATTCATGACGCCGACCCTGCTTGCCGTTGGGAA